TCGCAACCAAAGCTTTGTGGTGAAGACAATGGCAATGATGCGTGGTAATATGGCTAAGCAAATAACGGAGGTTCCGATGGCTGGTTGCAAATCCAAAGGCATGAAGATGGGCGGCAAAGTTAAGGCCGGCTACAAAAAGGGCGGTAAGGTCAAGATGGCTCGTGGCGGCAGCGTGGACCAGTCCATGTGCAGCCCCCGCAAACAGATGGCTATGGGCAAGATGAAGTAATGGCAAAAGACGCTTGCTATAAAAAGGTTAAGGCCCGTTACAAGGTCTTCCCCTCTGCTTATGCAAGCGGAGCCATTGCTAAATGCCGCAAGGTTGGTGCGAAGAACTGGGGTAATAAAACCCAGAAAAAGGCAAAGGGCGGAATCGTAAAAGCGAGGACGTTCTGATGGCTGTTCGCAAGACCGAGAAAGGTGCTGCCCTAAAACGCTGGTTTAAGGAAAACTGGAAGGACGTTCGCACAGGAAAGCCCTGTGGTCGCCAAGAGGGCGAGAAGAGAGGAACACCTTACTGCCGTCCGACAAAACGGGTTACTGCTAAGACACCTAAGACTGCGGGTGAGATGTCTTCTTCTGAGAAAAAGAAGAAGATCGCTGAGAAGAAAAGCCTGGGCCAGCCTGCTGGTAAGCCGCGTCGGGTTTCCGCCGCTAAGAGGAAAACGAAATGACAACGTCAGGTTCACGAGACTTCAACCTCGACGTCGCGGAAGCGATTGAAGAGGCATACGAGCGCATTGGTTTAGAGATGCGGACGGGTTACGATGCCAAGACGGCTCGTCGCTCGATGAACTTGATGTTTGCTGAATGGGCTAACCGTGGCTTGAACCTGTGGACCGTGGCCCAAGGTACGACGACCGTGACGCAAGGCACAGCGCAGTATACTCTGGCAGAGGATGTCGTAGATATTCTAGACATGGTTCTGCGCCGCAGCGGGACTGACTACGAGATGGATCGGATCAGCCGTTCGGACTATTTGAACTTCCCGAATAAAACGGACCAGGGTCGTCCTTCGCAGTTTTATTTCGATCGCCAGATCGCTCCGGTCATCAACTTGTGGCAGACGCCTGAGAACTCCACTGACCAACTGGTGTATTACTACGTTCGTCGCATCGAGGACGTAGATACTCTTACAAACACAACGGGCATCCCCTTCCGTTTTTACCCCTGCATGGTCGCGGGTCTAGCATATTATCTCGCAGTTAAGCGTGCGCCTGATCGTGTGCAGATGATGAAGTCGATCTACGAGGAAGAGTTTCAACGCGCGGCAAATGAGGACGAGGCCAAGGTGCCTCTGACTTTGACGCCGAGCATTCGTTATCTGAGGGTCTGATGGCATTCGCATCTGGCAAAAATGCTTGGGGTATCTCTGATCGTTCAGGTCGCCGCTACCGTCTTCGGGATATGAAGAAGGAGTGGACAGGCGCACTTGTTGGTCCTGATGAATACGAACCTAAGCACCCCCAGCTTTACCCTCCTCGTCCAGGGCCAGATCCACAGGCCTTGAAAGATCCTCGTCCTGATCAGCCAGAGGCTCTTCAGGTGTATGTTGGAGTGCCGACAGTAGAGGATCCTCGCCTTGTTCGTCCTCGTATGGTAGGTAGTACGGGGCAAGTTACGGTGGTGACAACATGAGCTTTACGTACGGACAACTAAAACAGGCTATTCAGGATTATACGGAAAACACGGAGACCACCTTCGTGAACAATATTCCGTTGTTTATTCGAATGGCAGAGGAGCGGATTCTAAAGCAGGTTCAACTTAGTTTGTTCCGCAAAAACGCCACTGCATCTACGACAATAGGCAACAAATACCTGGCTTGTCCGAGCGACTTCTTGGCGCCGTTTTCTTTGAGCCTAGCGGGTCCGGATGGTGATAAGTTCTTCTTGGAGTTTAAAGATCCGAGCTTCATCCAAGAGTACACACCGGATGCGACTACGACCGGAGCTCCAAAATACTTTGCTCAGTTTGATAACGAGAACTTCATTCTGGCGGCTACTCCTGATGCCGCATATACGGCTGAGCTTCATTATTTCTACCGACCGAACAGCTTGACGTCTGGTGCGGATGGTGACACGACTTGGCTAAGCATCAACGCTGAGATGGCTATGCTGTACGGTGCCTTGATTGAGGCAACGATATTTATGAAGGGCGAACAAGACGTTACCCAGATGTATGTCCAACGCCTCCAGGAATCTATCTCTGGTCTCAAGCAGCTGGGCGAAGCTAAAGAGGTGACGGACGAGTACCGTCGTGGTAAGGTGATTAGGCCGAAACAATGAACGTAGGCTTATTTGACATACCCAAAGACACTCCAGTAGTGGGTGTTCGGACAACAAGTGGCCGCGGCTTCACGCCAGAGGAGCTTGCAGAACAAGCAGCGCAACGGATTGTTTCCGTTTCGGATACTGCTCATCCTGCTTTGCGAGAGCAGGCACATGCTTTTCAAAGCCAAATAGCTAAAGTGGTTGAGTCGTATTTAAAACAAGCAGTTCGCAGCGACCGCACAACTGTGTATAATGCGCTTCAGGATGCAGGACACCCTGAACTGGCTGACGTGATAAGGAGACTCTAACCATGGCGTTCACCGGCAACTTTATGTGCACGAGCTTTAAGCAGCAACTGCTTCAAGCCAAGCACGATTTTACTAACAGTACTGGCCATACATTCAAGTTGGCTCTGTACACTAACAGTGCTTCCTTCACGGCAGCGACTACGGACTACACTGCGACCAACGAAGTTGGTGACTCGGGTTCGTATGCAGCTGGTGGCGGCACGCTGACCAATGTCACACCAACAACGTCTGGCACAACAGCGTTTACAGATTTTGCAGATTTGACATTTACTTCTGCAACGATCACGGCGCGAGGTGCGTTGATCTACAACACTACTACAGGTGGTGGTTCGAGCACCACTGACACTGTTGTTGTTTTGGACTTTGGATCGGACAAAACCGCGACGGCTGGTGACTTCCAGATTGTGTTCCCAACTGCGGATGCTTCGAACGCCATCATCAGGATTGCGTAAACCATGGTTGTCCTCGTTAATCGCGCAAAAGTAGCCACGGCCACTACTGGCACGGGGACAATCACACTTGGTTCAGCGGAGGATGGGTATCAGACGTTTGCGGATGCGGGCGTTACCGACGGGCAAATAGTTCGCTACGTCATCGAGGACGGCAGCAACTGGGAAATTGGCACAGGCACCTACACGGCGTCTGGCACTACTCTCACTCGCACTGTCTCTGAAAGCAGTAATGCTGACGCGGCGCTTAACCTGTCCGGTTCTGCATTGGTCTTTATCTCTGCGACTGCAGAGGATGTTTTGACCGAGTATGTTGTCAAAACTGCAAACTACACGGCTGTCGCAGGTGATCTAATTCTCGCGGATACTTCTGGCGGGGCGTTTACGATCACCCTTCCAGCAAGTCCAGCAACTGGCGACACCGTGTTTGTGGCCGACGCGGATGATTGGTCATCCAACAACCTGACAGTGGCTCGGAACGGCTCAACGATTGAAGGTTTGTCCGAGGATGTCGTTTGCGACATTGGCAACATTAGCTTGACGTTCACATATAGTGGGACGACATGGCAGGTGTATTCTCAAGCCGGTGTGTCGGGTGCGATTTTCACGGCAAGCAGCACTGACACGCTGACGAACAAGACAATCAGCGGTGCCAGCAACACTATTACTGTTGATGGAACTAATGACATTGGTTTTCTTACTATCCCGCCAGTAGGGACAAAAACCGGGTCGTACACCTTAACGACGTCAGATGTTGGAAAGTACGTCCAAGTTGGCACGGGCGGCAGCATTACAATTCCCGATGCGACGTTCAGCGAGGGTGACGCCATTGTTATCTTCAACAACACCACTGGCGACATAACAATCACCTGCACAATCACTACAGCTTACATTTCTGGCACTGATACGGATGTGGCTTCTGTTACGCTGGCAACAAGGGGTGTGGCAAACATCCTTTTCATTAGCGGAACTGTTTGTGTGATTACAGGCAGCGTTTCGTAATGACCGGCGTAATGCAATCAATGGTTGGCGGAAGCTACGGCGCACCAGTCGTGCCGTTGTCCATGACGTTCTACGAGAGCAGGTATGGGGCAACTATTGGGACGATAGATGTTTATGTCGTAGACACATCTGGTGTCATACAAGGCAGCGCCATTTACAGCGCCTCGGGGAATCTAGGTGTCCAAACATGGTTTTTGAGGACGCCAACTTCTGTGGGTGTTTCTGGAACCTTTAGGATTGCTTGGCACTATGTGAGCGGGACAAGTTTTACTGGGGATTACGCGGTTGATACTGTTACAATACAGGGAACGACATACAACTTTGACACCGGTACAGATGGTTTCTTGACCTCCACGACGAACACGGCATCTTCGTCCACCGCGCTTTCCTTTGCCATAGCTCCGCTGACGACTATTGGAGCCTCTCAATCGAGATGGAACAGGAATGGTGGCTCAACGCCTTCAGGCGCCACTGGCCCTTCTGGAGCGCAAAGCGGGTCGTTCTATTTGTACACCGAGACCAGCACCCCTAACTATCCCAACGTAAACATGTGGCTGTTTAGTCCCGAGATAACTGTCTAGGAGTTACGACATGGCAAACCTTTCTAGTCTGCTTCCTCCATCTGGCGCGGTTACTCCGACAAGCGCGGACACGTTGACGAACAAAACGCTCAGCTCCCCAACGCTGGATGGAACTATCGTCGAAGAGATTTACAACATCAGCGGGACTTCTGTTACGCTAGAACCAGACAATGGTTCTATCCAGTTGCACACGCTGACTGGGAACACAACTTATTCGGATGGATTTAGTTCTGGGCAGTCGATCACGCTGATGATTGATGACGGAACCGATTACACTGTGACTTGGCCGACAATAATCTGGGTGAACAACGGAGCTAATGCGCCCACACTGTCTACGTCAGCCTACACCGTAATTGTTTTATGGAAGGTTGCGTCTACTCTGTACGGCGCGCTGGCTGGAGATGGAGCATGACAAACAGCAGAGACTTGCTACCTGTGGGCGGCTTTACGGGCACTGCTTGGACGTTAGACAACCCAAGCATCCCACCTTACGGCAAGTTTTATGTTGGGACTCAAGAACTCACTCCGGAGGGCGTTTTCTTCAAACCCGACGGCCTTAAGATGTACGTCATTGGGTCTAATGGAGACGCCGTATACGAATACGACCTATCCACCGCTTGGGATGTATCAACTGCGTCGTACTTGCAGAACTTTAGCGTTGCTGCTCAAGAAACCAATCCGACCGGCGTTTTCTTCAAACCCGACGGCCTTAAGATGTACGTCGTTGGGTATAATGGAGACGACGTAAACGAGTACAACCTATCCACTGCTTGGGATGTATCAACTGCGTCGTACGTGCAGAACTTCTATATTGGAGGTCAAGACACCGCTCCGTTCGGCCTTTTCTTCAAACCCGACGGCCTTAAGATGTACGTCGTTGGCAGTTCTGGAGGCTACGTATACGAGTACGACCTATCCACTGCTTGGAACATTTCCACGGCGTCGTTCTCGAGGAGCATGTACGTTGCTCCTCAAGACGTTTCTCCGACCGGCGTTTTCTTCAAACCTGACGGTCTTAAAACGTACGTCAGCGGAGCTTCTGGAGACGCCGTATACGAATACGACCTATCCATTGCTTGGAACACCGCCTCAAACTCGTACCTGCAGAGCTTTAGCGTTGTTGCTCAAGACACCGCTCCGCTCGGCCTTTTCTTCAAACCCGACGGCCTTAAGATGTACGTCATTGGGTCTACTGGAGACGCCGTATACGAATACGACCTATCCACTGCTTGGGACGTTTCCACTGCGGCGTGGATTGCCCCCGCTAATTCTTACTTTAGCGTTGCTGCTCAAGAAACCTCTCCGCACAGCGTTTTCTTCAAGCCTGACGGCCTTAAAATGTACGTCATTGGCAGTTCTGGAGACGACGTAAACGAGTACAACCTATCCACTGCTTGGGATGTTTCCACTGCGTCGTTCCTGCAGTCGTTCAGCGTTGCTGCTCAAGACATCGCTCCGAGGGGCGTTTTCTTCAAGTCGGACGGTCTTAAAATGTACGTCAGCGGAGTTGTTGGAGACGCCGTATACGAGTACAACCTATCCACGGCTTGGGACGTTTCCACTGCGTCGTTTCTGCAGTCGTTCAGCATTGCTGCTCAAGACACCGTTCCGCATGGCATTTTCTTCAGAGCCGACGGTCTTAAAATGTACTTCATCGGCCTTTCTGGAGACGCCGTATACGAATACGATTTATCTACGGCTTGGGACGTTTCTACTACATCGTTCGTGCAGTCGTTTAGCACTGTTGCTCAAGACACCACTCCGCTCGGCGTTTTCTTCAAACCAGACGGTTTTAAAATGTACATCACCGGCAATTCTGGGCCCGCCGCATACGAGTACAACCTATCCATTGCTTGGGATGTATCAACTGCGTCGTACGTGCAGTCGTTTAACACTGTTGTTCAAGACAAAAATCCGCAGGGCGTTTTCTTCAAACCCGACGGTAAAGTGATGTACATAATTGGATCTACTGGAAGAGCCGTATGGGCTTACAGCTTAACCTAAATTGGAGGGCAACATGTTCGTCAAAGTCACAAACGGCAGTCCGAGCAAATACCCATACGCTCTTAGTGAGATGCGCCGTGAAAACGCAAACGTCAGCTTTCCCGAGCCAACTTCGGATAGTACGCTGGCGGCGTATGGCGTCTACCGCGTTGAGACAACGGTTGCTCCGAGTTTCGACAACAAAACGCACATGCTTGCGAACACTGTTGAAAATGTTGACGGCGTTTGGAAGCAGAAGTGGATCGAAGTCCCCCTTGAGGGGAATCAAGCATCCATCAACGTAAGGCGGCATCGAGACCGACTGCTTGCCGAAACTGATTGGATCGTTGTGTTTCACAGCGAGAAAGGAACGCCAGTCCCGGCAGAATGGGAAGTGTATCGTCAGGCGCTTCGTGATATAACAGGGCAAGAAGGTTTCCCCAACGCGGTCGTCTGGCCGACAAAGCCATGAGTGAGTGAATAAATGCTTGGCTTCAACCCTCTAGCATCAGCGCCTCTTGCCGATGATGGTGGGGCTGCGTCCAACAACGCTGTAGTCAATGTAACCGGGGTTTCCGCCGTTGGCGGCGTCGGCATTCTTGTGGTCACGGGCGATGCCGTCGTTCCACAGACTGGGCTTCTAGCTACAGGTTCAACCGGCAGTGTCACGGTAAGTTTGCTCACCCCAGTTTCTGTGACAGGGGTAAGCGCCACTGGCCAAGTTGGAAGCGTAACAGCAATCGGTGGCGCGGCAGTCACCGTGACTGGCCTATCCGCCACTGGCCAAGTTGGAAGCGTAACAGCAACTGGCGATGCCGTCGTTCCACAGACTGGCCTATCTGCCACTGGTTCTGTCGGCGCCGTGGGTGTCTCGGCGGACGCAACCGTTGATCTTTCTGGGGTCGCTGGTTCTGCCTCTGTTGGCGCTGTTACAGTAAAGATTAACATCACTGCTCTGGTCACAGGTGTTTCTGCTACAGGTTCTGTTGGCTCTGTTACAGTGACAGGCACAGCCAACGTCACCTTGACTGGCGTTTCTGCCACGGGAACAGTCGGGCCTGTGATTGTTTGGGGAAGGATTGTTCCAAACCCCGGAACGAGTTATACTGAGATTCAACCAAACCCCGGAACGAGTTATACTGAGATTCAACCAAACCCCGGAAGTATCTGGACTGAAATTGCAGCATAAGGTGTCTCATGGCTAGTACATACACAACGAACACTGGTATTGAACTCATCGCCACAGGTGAGCAGTCAGGAACCTGGGGCAGTACTACAAATACCAACCTTCAGATTATTGACCGCCTCACCAACGGTGTAGGCGCAATCACCTTGAGCGGTACAACACACACTCTGACCACTTCTGATGGCACGTTGTCTGACGGGCAATATGCGGTTCTTGTATTCGGTGGGACACCTAGCGGCACCAACACGGTGACGATTAGTCCAAACGACCAAAACAAACTGTATGTGGTTAAAAACAATTCTGGCGAAAGCGTAGTTCTAACGCAAGGCTCGGGCGGCAACGTCACGGTGGCGGATGGCAAAAGTGCTATTGTTTATGCTGACGGTGCAGGGGCCGGGGCCGCAGTTGTTGATGTTACCTCCACCTTCCCGTTCGTCAAAACATCAGACATTGGGTCTACTGTTTTAGCTTATGACTCCAACCTGCAGTCTTTTGTCACTGCGTTCACACTGCCGACAAGTGATGGAACTACTGGTCAGGTTTTGCAAACGAACGGTTCTGGCACATTGTCGTTCACTACCGTGAGTTCGGTTGGAGATGTCGTTGGTCCTGCTTCGGCTACTGACAACGGCATTGCCCTGTTTGACGGCACTACTGGTAAGCTTTTGCAGGACAGTGCCTCTCAGGATGGCGTAATTCATGGACACACTATCGGTCGTGGCAATGGTGGGACTTCGTCTAACGTTGTTTTTGGCGCTTCCGCAGGTGCAGCTATAACATCTGCGGGGAACTGTGTGCTTGTAGGCGCCAATGCTGGTGCAGCTATAACATCTGCAGCTAACTGTGTGCTTGTAGGCTTTAATGCTGGTGATGCGATTACAAGCGGGCTTAATAACACTGCTTTAGGGTCTGGGGCTTTAAGCACTGTCACAACTGGAACCCATAATACTGCCATAGGCTCTAGCTCAATGGCTAACGCAGGCACAAGCGCAGCGGAAAATATTGGCGTCGGGTATGCAACTTTGGCGTCTGCAACCGGGTCGCAGAACGTAGGCATTGGATACGCATCCTTATCAGACAGTTCTTTTTCTGGTCAAGGAAACGTCGCCATTGGCTACTTCGCAGGCCTTGGCATAGAGACAGGCTCTAGTAATGTTTGCGTAGGGACTAGCGCCGGAACTGCGTTGTCTCCGTTCAACATTACAACACAGAGTGACCGCATTGTTCTTGGTAATAGCAGCACAACCAACGCCTATATTCAAGTTGCGTGGACGGTTACATCTGACGCGCGAGACAAGACGGATGTGACGCCAATCACACACGGCCTTGATCTTATTGGCCAGTTAAACCCAGTCACGTTCAAATGGGACAAGCGGTCTAAGTATTTTGTCAAAGACGAAAACGGCAATATCATTGACCGCCCGACACCTGACGGGACGCACAAGGAAGACCAACCGTTTGCCGGTTTCCTAGCGCAAGAGGTGCAGCAGGCGATTGAGGCTGTAGGGTTTACTGACGATATCATCGTGGATCGTGAGCAGGATGACCTGTGGAAGCTGAAAGAAACTGCTTTGATCCCAATACTGGTTAAAGCCATTCAAGAACTAAAGGCGCGAGTTGAGGCTCTTGAAGCGGGAGTATGATAAGTGCCACTAAGCAAATTACAGTTCCGCCCCGGGATTAACCGGGAAACGACCTCGTACACCAACGAGGGCGGATGGTTTGATTGTGATAAAATACGTTTTCGGGAAGGTTTCCCTGAAAAGATTGGAGGATGGACTAAGCTTGGTTCATCCTCTTTTCTTGGGTCTTGTCGTGCAATTCACCAATGGCGCACAATTTCTTTAAACAACTACACTGGCCTCGGCACCAGCGTGAAGTATTACATTGAAGAGGGTGAGGGCTACTACGACATAACCCCTATCCGTGAAACAACGTCCGCTGGGGATGTGACGTTCAGCGCCACAGATGGCCTGTCCACGATTACTGTTTCCGATGTTGGTCATGAGGCTGTTGAGGGAGACTTCGTTACGTTTAGCGGAGCCGTCTCTCTTGGAGGCACCATCACTGCAGATGTTCTTAACCAAGAATATCGCATCGAAAGCATCGTTGATGCGGACAGCTACACCATTATCGCTCGCACAGTTGCAACGGTGTCCTCAATCACTGTAGACGGTGAATACACTCCAACTCCCGTGGTCGCAAATTCGTCAGACACAGGCAATGGTGGCGGAAGTGTCGTCGGCACTTATCAGATAAACGTTGGTCTTGATACAGCCGTATTCGGGAACGGTTGGGGTGCGGGCACTTGGGGTCGTGGAACCTGGGGTTCTGGCGCATCCCTAAATGTGCAGTCTGACACTCTTCGTCTCTGGGCGCATGACAACTTTGGTGAAGATCTGATCATTAACGTTATGAACGGTGGTGTTTACTACTGGGATTCTTCTCTGGGACTGAACCAGAGAGCGATTGCCCTGAGTGATTTGTCAGGTGCAAGTGATGCCCCTGTGGTTGCTACAAAGGTTATCGTGTCTGATGTTGATCGTCATGTTATTGCTTTTGGCGCAAACCCAGTTGGCAGTTCGACACAAGACTCACTATTAATTCGTTTTTCGGATCAAGAAAACGCAGCTGATTGGACTCCTACCGCAACAAACACTGCAGGTGATTTGTTAGTTGGTTCTGGTTCTCGGATTGTCACAGCCATTGAGACACGACAACAAATCTTGGTGTTCACAGATTTGTCCCTGCATGCGATGCAGTACCTAGGCCCGCCGTTCACTTTCGGGATCAACATGATCTCTGAAAACATCACAACCATCAGCCCGAACTGCGCCGTTGCCATTGAAGACAATGTTTTCTGGATGGGTCAAAATGAGTTCTATGCATATACGGGTGCTGTGCAAAAACTACCTTGCACAGTTCGTGATTATGTATTCTCTGACTTCAATCAGCAGCAGGCTGAAAAAGTCTTTGCTTCTACTAACTCTGCTTTCTCCGAAATCTGGTGGTGGTATCCATCAGCAAGCTCGGACAACATCGACCGTTATGTAGTTTACAACTACCAGCAGAACATCTGGTACTACGGTAGCCTGTCTCGTTCAGCTTGGGTTGATCGTGGCTTGTCCGATAATCCGATCGCAGCCGGTCTGGATGGATATCTGTATACCCATGAAAATGGTTTTGATGACGGAAGCACGTCACCATCCTCGGGTATTACTGCCTACATTGAGTCTAGCCAATTTGATATTGGGGAAGGCGATCAATTTAGCTTTGTTCGTAGGTTGATTCCTGACATCACTTTCCGGAACTCGACCGCCTCGACGCCCTCTGCTACTTTCACCATGAAAGCTCGCAACTTCCCAGGTGGAAATTATCTGCAGGAAGACGATGAGACGGTGACAAAGACTGCATCTTCTCCCGTTGAGCAGTTCACCAACCAGGTCTTTGTTAGATTGCGCGGCAGGTCTTTGGCTCTCAGGGTAGAATCCACAGAGACACAAATGGGCTGGAGACTAGGTTCTCCTCGCATTGATCTTAGACCTGACGGTAGGCGATAATGACCAACCGTCTTGTACCAGCACCGTATTTTCCAATCCCTCCATCGGAGTACGACCAGAGATACTTCAATGAAGTTATCCGTGCGTTCTCTGTTTACCTAGAACAGGCACGTAACCCTGGTGAAGGACGAAATACGTTTACGGTATTTACGAACCTACAGACTGACGACTATAACCTAGAACCAGGAACCGTGTTTAACCACGGTGGGTTCTTGAAGGTTTCTGAGTTGAACACGCCACATGTACGTGGGTCCTCGGCCCTTGGATCTGTTGGGTCGGTCACTGTGACGACAACATAAGGATATACAAATGGCTGAGATCATTGGCTGGAAACCATCAACAAGTTCTGATAAAGTGCACTGTGA